ACACCGCTGCTTATTTCCTCATTAATAAACCACTCTATAGGTACTGCATCTATCTTGAATTGTAGTTTTTTTAATGTTTCGTAATTACAGAAAAATCCGCAATCAACATAAAAACACCTTTGGTATTTTTTTTTGTTTATCACTTGGGTGAAAGCAGATTTATTATTCCAACACATTGTTCTTCCATCAAATATTATATTGTGAGCGTATGCACTATAATTCAGTTCGCTATGTATTGTAATTATTTTTTTTATTTGTATATTAGAAAAATCATCAGGTATAAACAAATATAAATCATGTTTTGGCAAGTTTCTGATAATATCAAAAGACTTCCTCCACATCTTATAATGGTTTCTTTTTCCGTACCTCTCGTTTGTTCTAATGTATTGGCATAGATTAGCATGTTCTTTATAATCGTAGTTTGAGCAATCATCAATAACTATAACAGTATCTACATTCCCGTTTAGTTCCAGTAATGTGTTCATTAGCATATTTGGTCTATCGCAGCTTAAAACGACAGCACAGATTCTAGTAGTATTTATATCTTGCGTTTCCTGATTTGTCATATTTTAAGAAAAAGTATTTGATTGCATCCATTGCGTGGTCATTCTTTTTAAGCGGCACATTCAAATTATTTCCATTCTTATCCGTTTCCCAAATGTAATTGTTTTTTTCGTAAATGATGTTTTTGCTTTGCTCTGTGATTAATATTTTTTTTGACTGCACTATTGATATACCGAATACTACAGAGCCTGTTCCTTTTTCTGTCGCTGTAATTAATAATCCCTTTCTTCTTAAAGCCTCTATAGCTTTCGGCTCTGCGCTATCCGCATAAATATAAACTGAATTATTTATTTTATTTTTTATTTCTAAAAACAAATCATCATCCGTCAATCCTGTTTTGTATAGTATCTCATCAACAATAAATGCATCGTTGTATTTGTACACCGCAACGAGCGCCGTAAAAGAATTGCTAAATCCAAAGTCAAGACCATAACCTAATAGCTTTGCTTCGCTTGGTATATTAGTTACCACCTCCCATCCATCATAAACAGTTCCCATTAACGAGCCTATATTGCCTAAACCATACACTTGCCAAAGGTTTGCGAAATATTTATTTTTTATTTCACCATTATCAAAATACCCGAGTTTATAATAGTTCATTATCTCTTTTCTTTCTCTATCACTTAACTGTTCATTATCTTTAAATGTTAGCTGTAAAAAATCACAATCATCGCGAGTTAAAACATGTTCATCAATAAAAAAGTGTGCATCAGGGTTATAGTCTGCATAAACTATTTGTGCTCTTGTGCTTATCTGTCTATATCCCTCGAATGAAATTTTATTTACTTCATTAAAATAAGCCACATGACATCTGAATCCTTTACCTGCATCATCCTTATCTAATCCCATGAATTTAATAAACGAGCCGTTTGGAAATCTGTACATAACACCGCCTATCAGTCTTTGCGGCATAAATATACCTATCTCTCTCATTATGTTTATGAAGTCTTTTATTACTGTTACCCTCATTTTGGTTAACTCATGAGATATGACAAATACCTCCCTGTACTCTTTATTCAGGCAATGGTTGATAAGAATTATTAGAATAGATATTGTTTTACCTGCACCCTGCCCACCTCTAACTATCCGTATCGGTTTCTTTAGCTGTGATATCTTCTTTAGTGCTGTTGTCGCCTGTATCATCTAATGGGTCTATGTTTAAAACTTTGAAAGTTGCACTTGCGTTCACATTATCACCTATCGCATTTATTCTGGCAACTAAATTGGGTGCTTTATATTTACCTGTGAGCGTTCCGGAAATTTGGTCGTTCTGCCATTCATTCCTAATATGTGTAACAATTGGCACGAATTCAGCGTATTTGTTTCTGTAATTATCTATATAATGATTGATTCCATAGCCAAGTTTATTAAAAGCAAATGCCTCAAAACCTTGTCTCGTAAATGGCTTTCTCACTTTCAATTCAACCACATCCCCTTTTGGAGTAGCCTGTTGAATCAAGTCATAACCTACATTATCTTTATACTCATTCCAAAGTTCAAGTAATTGTTTCGGGTCTTGCATATATTTTTTCCTTCCCAATTTATTATTTTTTTTTATTTAAGTTATCGTAAAAATTGGATAATCTTACTAGTGCATCATGTACGCATGATGCGCAATAAAGGTTTATTTTTGAGCCACCAATTTCTAAAAGAGCCTCTTGCAGCAATTGTTTTTCTGTTGAAGATATTTTTATCTTATTGCCCGAGAAATAATAATTTCTAAGGGGCAAGAATATTTTCATAAATTTATTTAGGTTAGGATATTTTTGTTTATTCATACGTCATTAGTTTATCGATTAAAGAAGCTATGAGGAAAGAGGATATGGTGATTGTTATATTGTTATATAAGTTTGTGTTGAAAAGCATAACTATGAATACGTTGCGCATTATCCAGCATGGGAAGCAGTCAAAATACTTATTATGTATGAAAGTATATTTGTTAGCTTTTTTTATCGAGCGTGTTTTAATAAAATAGAATAATTTCTTTAAATACACATGCGCGGATAGTGTGTAGAAGCTAAAGAAGGTGGCGCTAAAAGTTAGCGCAGTCAAAATCAATAAATCTTTCATAGAGTATTTTTTTTTGTTTATTAAATTGGTAGTAAATTTTATTTTTTTTATTTTCGTTAATCTTGCCTGATTTAAGGAAGTCATAAATAAGTTGTTTATCCGCATCAGGCATTTTGGGTAATTCAGAATCTAAGAATTTTCTAAAGCAATCAGTTGTGCTTGATATATTTGGAGATATTTCGCAGGTGTTTACTCGTTCTTTATGTGATTTATTAAAGGAAGAATAATTGTTTCTCCATTCGTTTTTTGCTATTGTTTTAAAATATTTTATTTTTTCCTCATCATTTTTTAGTTTTCTTTCTTTTTGGTTCAGCAAAATCCATGAGTGCTGAAAGAGGTCGAGGTGAAGCGATGAGTTATTAGTTAATATTTGGCAGTATTTAATCAATTGCTCGTACATTGATTGAAATAATGGGTTACTGCTTTTAGTGCAATTTCAGATATTTTTTTTCTTCCGAGTTTCTCTAATACCGGGTAAGGGTAAGAAGTGTGCACCTGAACTTTTTTATTTTCTTGTGATTTTCTTTTTGCCCCCCTTTTTGATTTAGGAGGTAATGACTGGTTTACTGCTTCCATTATTTTATTATTTAGTTTATTTAAATGCAAATATAATAATAATTTTTGAATCAAAAAATAGATGGTTCTAATTCGTCGTTCAATGATTTGCCGTCTGAATTGAAAAATTTATTTATTAGATCTTCGGAGTTTTTAGGTTCTAATTCTTTATGTTGATGTATCGTGTTTTTTATTTCGTAAGGTCTTTTAGAATATTTTATTTCTCCAGAGTTGTTTACCCAATAATAATTATTTCTTTTGTAATCCCAGTATAGTATTGCTTTACCGAGTTTACCTACACCTTTGGGTTTTGATTTTTGAATAAAAAAGTGCAGTTCATTATCTTTGTGCGGTTGTCCGTATTCGTTATTTAAAAAAGTTGGTGGGCGATAGCACAATCCCATTTGGAAGCCGCGCCTGTGCCACTCACGACCGCCCGACCATTCGCTTGGCATGGGAACGGGAGTATATCTAAGTTTAGTTTCTTTGTCAATAACGGGGGCTATATCTGCCACGTGTGTAATGATAAAATTTACTCTGTTATTTTTTTTTGCATCTCTACGGCATATTTTTAATGCGCTCGAAATAAAAAAGTCTTGCCTACCGTTGTATTTGTGGCTTTCGTCTATAGCATCATTGAAAGGGTCTAAGTAGGTTGTATCGAAAGAAATTCCCAATTCATTTTCTATAGAGTTGGCTAAGGAGTAAAATTCGCTTATGGTAAAGTCTGTTATTGATGTGTCTATCTCTTCGGTATCTATGAAATAAAAGTGCTGTGCGATAAATTGTTCGGCATACATTCTTTCGGATTCGCTCATACAGTAGGTGATAGTTTCTTGTTTAGTGTTTTTTGTTAGGTAGGGCTTGCCAATAAGTTTATAACACAGTTCAGCTATAAGCTCTGATACGCTACCGCTTTCTCCAGAATAAACTAAATGCTTCCAGCCGTATAGAACGGAAGTGTTTAGGAGTATCTCTAATCCTAATTCTGTTTTGCCAGAATGTGGACTACCCGCTATGTAGAATGGGTAGCCCTTTTTTAGGGAGCAAATATCGTCTAAGGGTTCAATGCCTGTGGATAGACCTTTAACAACGCCATCATATCTAAGTTCTGACAGTTCTTTTATTTTGTCTTCTACGGAAAAATAACTTTTTTTATTCATAAATATTTTTTTTGAGGTTTGTTATTTCTTTTTGTATTTTTTGTAATTCGGATTTAAGCTGGATATTTTCGGAAATTATTTCGTTTGTTGTTTGGATATAAATTTCTAACTCATTATTTTTTTGAGAGTAAAAAGAGAAAGATTTTAAAAAAAAGTGGTAGCAGTAATTGATTTTTTCAAATTTTTGCTGTAACCTAAGTTTATTTTCTTCGCTGCCTTTGTAATTTAATAAATCTTTTTTCATGGTTGTTATTAGTTCAGTAAATTCTTGAACATAATCGAGAATATCAACCTCATTTTTTTGTGATTGGGTAAATTTACTTTTTTTCCATTCAATAAATTTTTTATAATCAAAAATTTTCAAAGTTTTATCAGTGTTTTCTTGCATATTCAAAATTTAGGTATTTATATCAATTTTAACGAACTTTATTTTTGTCTTGGGTGTATGTACTAAAAAGAAAAGATAATGCACCACGTTTTATTAAATAGTGTTTTTAGCCATAGTGTTGGGGGTTGAGGTTTGGATTTATTTTTTTTGTATTTTCAAACTTAGAAATGAAGTTTTTAAAAAAGTTTATAACATGGTTTGAGTTACTGAACTGATAACCAATTGTTTGAGTGTCTAAATTTTGGGTAAATTCTTCAAGGTTTATTTTTTTGTGAGCGTTCTGCATCATGAGTGCGCTTAGCGTAGTGTTGTGATTTTCAAAGAAATAAGCTGAAAATTTTTTTTCTATCAGTTCGTTTTCAATGTAAAAAAAATATTTTAAATTTTTATCAGGTATTTTTTTATCAAAATTTTTCTTTTTTATTATATTTTTTCTTTTTATTTCTTTTTCTTTCTTTTCTTTTATAGCATTGCTGTCGCATTGCGATGGCAATGCGTTCGCATCAGCATTATTTTTTTTCCACCTATAAAACGCTGACTCTCTTGCTTTTAGAGTTTTTTTATTTCTTTCCTCTAATCGCTCTTTCACGGAGTTACTACCGAAAATTTCGCCATTTATTTCAAATAATTGGAAGTCATTGATTATGCTTTTCACAACATCGCAATGCACATTGAATGCGCTAGCAATGCAGTCGTAATCCGTTGGCAATGCGTTCGCATTATTATATAAATCCTCAACGATTGCCCAGTATATTCCGTAACCCAAATAACCATGCTTGCTAATTAGCTTTTTTATTTTATAGTCAGCCCTTGCGTTGTAATCGTGCGAAAAATAAAATGTTTCTTTTCTCATATAATTTTTTTTAAAACAACCCTTTCGCTTGTGGTGGCAAATACCATCACGACAAAGCAAACCACGCACAAGCTACTCGGATTATTTAATTTTTTTCTGTGAATTGATTTTTTACTTTGTCGTTGTTTTGCAAATAAAAAGATAAATAAATTATACAAAATATTTAATTTGTTAAAATATGTTAAAAGATTTTCCTTTTAACTGTAATAGCTTAAAAAACAGTATTTTATGACTAATACCAGTAATTTTAACAAATTTTAACAATTTATATTTGATATATAAAATAATTATATAGTATGTTTGTGCTGTAAAACATAAAAAAAAATGGCAAAAAAGAACAGATATATTTTCGTGATTGATTTTTTCGTTTATGCAGAAAATAAAGAAGAAGCTATAAAAGAAGCTCAAAAAATTTGCGATGAGATAAACGACAAGTATGATTGCCGAGCCTCGATATTGAAAGACGAGTTTCATTTAGCTAACTCTGCTTTCCCCGAAAAAATAAAACTAAAATAAAAAATATGAACTACTACTACCACACAACAAATCAAGAGCGCATAGATAATTATCTATTTAAGATGGTAAATAAGCCCGTATTGCGTGAACTAACACCCGATTATTTTGAGTGGATGCTAAATAATTACCAACTTAGAACTGATAATTATGTATATGATAATGATATATATATTGATTTTACTCAAGAAAATCTTGACCGACGGGTATATCATATTCGATTGAGTAATGTTGAGTTTAAAGGAAAAAATTTCTGCTTAGATAATGCGATTATAAATATTCTAATTGAAAGCACTCCTATTTTTAAGCCAGTTCATTTAAACAAAAAAAATAATTATAACTTTATAAGTATAATCGAAAAATTCTTAGAAAATCATGGGGCAAAGTAAAGATGATTATATGCGTATGGTTCAAATACCAAACGCAAACCAAGCAATATACTATTTTTTTTATCAAGAAAAAACAGAAATAAAAAAGAAAAAAAATGAATTTAAAAGACCTAAAAAAGAACGTTGAATATAAATGGCGAGTACAGTCTTTTAGCAAAAATAAGCCTATGTGTAGCTGTGTCGCCTATATAGACGCTCGTGATGTGATGAACGTGTTAGATGATGTTGTTGGGCCAGAAAATTGGCAGGACGACTATAAGTTGATTGACGGTAAGTTATTTGCCGGTATAGGCATAAGGATAAACGATAATTGGATTTGGAAATGGGACTGCGGAACGGAAAGCCAAACAGAGAAAGAAAAAGGACAGGTTAGTGATTCGTTTAAACGTGCTGCCGTAAAGTGGGGTATAGGAAGATTCTTATACGACATAGAGATTGTTTATTTAGATGCTAATGAGGTGAAAAAAGAAAATAACTCCCCCTATCCCATTGATAAGTCAGGAAAAAGAATTTACGATATTACTAAACACATAAATAACTTAAAAAAATGAATAAAGATATAAGCGAATTAGTTGTAGCAGTTAGAAAAGGCGAATCATCAGCCATAGATGCTTACACAACTTTAACAGAAATAAAAAAAGAGATTGAAGCACATATTGCTGCTATAAAAGAATATGCTATAAAAGAGGCAGAAAAGTACCCTAAAAAATTCAACATAAACGGCTATGAATATCAGTTATCAGAGGGTAGGGCTATATATGATTATAAGCATATAGAAGAATGGGTCGAAAAAAATAAAGAGATAAAAGAGATAGAAGAAAAAGCTAAAGCAGCAGCAATTCAACACGCAAAAGGTTTAAATTTGATTGACGTCAATGGGGAGATAATACAACCATGTATAATAAAGTACAGCGAACCTTTTTTAACTATAAAAAAAATAAATAATGGAAAATAAAATATTATTAGCTGCTGTATTAGACGGGTATTCAAGGCGCAAGGATGGTAGTTGCTCAATACGCTTCAATACAAGCGAATTGAACACCATTCAGATAGCAGCAGTAGATACTCTATACAACAGATACGGAGTGCTTTATTTTTGCGATAAAGAGCAGATGAATAATGAGGAAGTGAAGTCTATTCAAAATATCAACACAGAAGAATTAGGACAAAGAAAATCACAAGCTCAAAGAATGCGCAGCGTACTGTACTTAGTGTGGCGGCAAGAACATGAACACACAAACATTGAATTTGATAAATTTTATTTCCAAGAAACAGAAAAAATAATAAATCAATATAAAAATAAACTAAACCCTTAAAAAAAAAACATGAAAACACAAAAACAGCAATTCAAATTATTAGAAGAAATATTGAAAAAAAACAAAAACATCAAGCAAAAAGAGCTTCATAAAAAATTAAATATGCGTTTCAAAATCTCGCAAAGAGATGTAAGAAGATTGATTTACGAGCACAGATTAGTAAGTAAAGAAAAGTTCATATCTGCCAGCAACAAAGGATATAACCTGGTTGATATGCGTTCTAATGAGTTTAAATTATGGTTTAAAAGATATTCCGCATATATAAAGACACAAGTTAGATTACTTAACTCGCTAAAAAAATAATTATGCCCAAGCAATTACAAGTTATTTACGAATCAAAAAAAACAAAAAGGAGAAAAACATATCCTTTTTTATCAGCCCTTATTTTTGATAAAAAAATTAAGGATAAGCCAATAAATATATATAAGCATTTACAAAGAAATGGCTTTTTTGCTACTGAAAAATTTATTATACATAAAAAGTGAAATATGGACTTAAAT